GGAATATCTAGCCGAAAGATAATTGAGCGATACCACCTCTGCTCCATATTATCTGCATAAAGTGCTCCGTCATCATACGTGTCGGAAAAACTCAAAGCAAACAAATTATTGGAATAGAAGGGAAGCTCAACCTCCGCTGCCCCGTTTGTGCCAGGCACAAAAGTCACTGTTCCAGCCATGGTGGCCCCACCAGGGTCAGCACTGGACTGCGAATCATTCGGAAAGGACGTATCAGGATCGTCCAATCCTATTTTTATCCACCCATACGAATTGATGGACTGAGTCGCACACATTCTCATTCTCGCACGAATGCCACCTCTAATACCGAGGTAAGCATACCGAAGGTACGAGAAAAGATCTGGATAGTGAGTCCAGCTAGTATTGCCATAAGGAAGACCATTTACGGGGAAAATCTGTGGTCTATTAAGGAGAGAAGTTTGAGTAGTTACAGCAACAGTGGTCATTTGCTGATTGTGCACATAGCGTTTTAACAACGCCCTGAAGGACACAGGCTGCTCTCCGAAATACTCATCGCAAAGCCCCTCTAGAGTCGCTGAAGACTCATTGAGAGGAACCCTCGTAACCTCTACAGGTTGAATGCAGTTACCAGATTCAGTACGAATAACGCCGGTAAACGGCCCTGAGGCCGTACGAAGGCGACTGGTTGGCAGACCTCTACTAGTCATACCATTAACCTGCAAATCAGGACAATAAGCATACACCAAAATATTGATGTCACTACTATCAGGCGACTGCAAATCCGTAAAAGGAAATACGGAAATAAAACCATTACAGAAGCCAGTAGTTGTACTGATAGACGAAGGATCAGAAAACGAATGCTGCTGGTTAGCTTGACCAACTTGGAGCCAGGGCCTATAAGAGGCCCAAGGAACTTCAACCTCAAATACCTGTGTTTCCTGGATATCAACAATTTTAATGAACTGTTTATTCAAGCTCGTCGACGCAGTAATCAACACATTCTGCGAAAGATTAGGCTCAAAATAAACCCCAAGCTTGCCTCGATGAAAAGCCGAACAAACGACCTCAAATCGAAAGACGATATTACCTCGCCAAGCAAAGAAAGGAGCCGCAGCAAAAGCCATGGCAGTAGGTTGATTCCAGTAGTTAGGAGTATTGAAATACCAATTCCCCAAATTAGGAGTGACACAAGTGGACCAAATGGGCGTAGTAAGAGCTACATCTATATTATGCCACACAAACTGGGTGTAGTAGGAAACCTTAGAAGCGATTGTTGAAATAACCAACTCATCCTCTGAGGTACCACAAACCCTGTTATCCACTGTCAATTCTTGCATAGGGTCCAAAACGACCCTCTTATTAGTGTCATACCCAATAGTCAATGCACCATTCTGAAACGGTGTAGGACAATACCTAAGAGGCTTGTCTATCATGATTGGCTTCGACCAACCAAAGAGAGAAGCTACGCCCCCCAAAGCCCCTAACACCATAGAACTAGCTTTCGCAAAAATGCCAATAACGGGTACCTCTTGCAACATCTGAGACACCTTCAAGGCACTTGACGCAAATCGCTGTACAGGTCCGGTTTTCCTTTCATCCGAACCTGATTCCGTAGTAATTGCAATTTGCGTAGCGGTATTAGTCCCCATCTCAACATCTTCCATCCAGGCATAAACCTGAAGATAGACAGCAGAGGGAGAAGCACTAACTGACGAAAAGGGTACCAAAGAGGTGACAAACAAGTCACCCGTGTCCAAAAAGTCAGTAAAACTAGTGCCCGCACCCAAAACTGTAGAAGCTGCATTAAAAAGTCTATGCATAGGCTTCGTAGAAATGAAAGGACATATTACTTCTAATGGTTCATTTGAGTTCATGTTCATCAGCGCTGAACCTGTACTCTGCGAAAGATAGGTCTGAAACAGACTACGAAAAGCACCATGCAACGCAATAGCGGTGGTGTACTCTTTAATAGTCTGATTATACACAGCATACGGCTGGTAAGAGACTAACAACCTCCCATAA